GACTTCCTGCGGATACCAGCGCGCGCCGCGGCCGTAGGCACGCGGGTCGCCGTTCTCGTGGGCGATGATCACCTGCACCAGCGGCTCGATGTGCGCGTAGCGGCTGGTGTCCAGGACGGTGGTGCGTGTCCAGCCGCCGGCCGCGCATGCCTTGGCGATGTAGGCGGCGGTGTCGTTCTCGCTGGGCGGTGCCCAGCGGCCGATGATCTGCTCGACGGTGGACAGGCCGTGCTTGCGCTGGTAGTTGCGCAGCACGATCGCCAGCGCGCGGATGCCGTCGACCGGCGACACGAACTCTTCGAAGGCCGGGTCGTCGTCCGTGGCGCGCTCGCCGACCCACTGCGTGCGGTCGCCGGCGGGTTCGCGGATGTTACCCGGGTTGTTGTTGCGGATGCCGCGCGGCAGGCGGCGCCCGTTGCGCGCCACCTCAGTCGCCACGGTCAGCCGTCCCGTCGTCGCGCGCTTCCATCTTGCGCACCCACCAGATGTCCTCCGCTCGCGCGATCAGCAGGCCGAGGGTGACGCCGAGCACGGCGCCGCACACGAAGGCGAGCGTGGTCACGGCAGCAGGTCGTGGATGCGGTACAGGCGGTCGAGGCGTCGCTCGAGGTCGGCCGGGTCGCGGATCGACTGATGCACGCTGGCGGTCCAGTAGCCGGGCGTCGTGGTGACCTCCTGCCCTTCGATCGGAAGCACCGGCAGGCTCGACGCGAAGTCGCCCGTCAGCGTGGCGAGAAAGGTGCGCTGGCCCTCACGGACAAGGCTGGCGCGCTGGCTTGCGGTCAGGTCCTGGCGCGCATCCACGCCGTGGAACACGAAGCCGTCGATCAGCTTGATCGGCGTCGACGTCGTCGGCCGGCCGTCGAGCCCGATGCTGGCGCCCATGCGGATCAGGCCCGGGAATCGCGCCAGCACCGCGGCGTTGCGCCGCTTGAGCCAGCCCGGGCGCCAGACGGCGCGCGAATCGAGCGGGGCGGTCAGCGGATCGTTGTCGGCCAGGTACTCGGGCGCCTCGACGCCTTGGCCGCCGGTGAGCAGCGCCACGGCCTGCAGCAGCAAGGCGGTGGCTTCATTGACATTCGCGGTCATGGCGGCCTCGTTTCGTTCGTTTCGGTTGCTCAGGAATCCGGCCTGTTCGCGTGGCGTGAACAGCAGCGATTCCTGAACGCGACAAGTGCGCGGCGGGAGAGGGCGCCGCGGCTAGCCGTGAGGTGGCTTCTCCCGCCGGGTCCCGCGGCGGAGTAGCCGGTGTCCTGCCGATGCGTGCGTGCAGGTTCGGCCCGTCGACGACGATGACCGCGTGCCGGCTGGCCCCGATGGCGCTCGGTGGCCTGGCGACCCCGCGCAGGTCATGGCCGCCGCACCAGATGGGCGGGGGCTGCCACACGGGGGAAACCGCGGGGGCCGCCGGGAGAGGCGGCGGCCGGATTCCCGCAGCGTGCCCATTTAACCACCCGCCATCCGCCCCTCGCAGGGGCGGATCATTCACCGCGCACGATCTCGCTCAGATCGTCGGCCAGCAGGCGCAGCTCGCCCAGCACCAGCGCGGCGGACTCGATCGGGGTCCAGTCGTTGCCGCTGGCGCCGTCCGGGCCGACGAATACCACCGCCAGCTCGACCAGCTCGCCAGCGCGGGCCATCCGCACCAGGCGCTCAGCAAGTTCGATCGCGGCCGGGCTCACCGTGGGCGCCGGGCGCGGCAGGCCGACCAGCCGGCCGCGCTTGCGCGCCGGGGCGGGTTCGGCGGGGGCGTCAGGCGGCGCGCTTTCTTCGGCCATGGGCAGGCTCCACCATCGCGGCGGTCACGGTCGACCGCGCCACCTCGCCGTGTTCGCAGTGCAGCACGATGCACTGCATCTGCCGGCGCGCCCGCCAGCCGCCGCCGTGCGCGTAGGCGTCCTTCGCGGCCAGGGTGTTGAAGGATTCCAGCACCACGCCGGCGGCCTCGATGACGCGCTGGTGATGCACGTGACCGAGCCACCAGTAGCGGTGCCGGGTGCGGCCCCAGGCTTCGGGCTGGTCGGCGGCCATCACGCCGGGCAGCCGGTCGGTTCGGGCCTTGTGGCCGTGATGGATGCCGACCAGGCACTTGCCGTGTTCGAAGTAGTTGTAGACCGACGGGGAGGTGTCCACGGTGACGCGCGGCTCACGCTCATAGGCGGCGGCCAGTGCCTGCGCGAGCCACAGCGCGCCGGTTTCGTCATGGTTGCCGATGGCGTTGATCACGCGCACGGCGGTGTGCTTTGCCAGGGCGGCGTCGATGCAGGTGCGCATCACCGCGATGGCGACCCGGATCACCTTGCCGTAGCGGCTGTCCGCGTCGAGCTGGTGGCCGCTGCCGGGGGTGACGGCAGCCATGCTGTCGTAGTGCAGCCAGTCGCCGAGGTTGATGATGGTGGCGTGGCGCGCCGGCGGGGCGCTGTCGACCAGCGCGCGCATGGCGGCGCACTGGGTGTGCTCGGCGATGCGCAGGTCCCAGTCATCGCCGGTCTCGACACCCCACGACAGCATCCCGATGTGGGCGTCGCCGATGGGGTAGCAGGCCATCAGGTCGGGCAGGACGGCCGCTTTGCCCACCGGCACCGGCTTGGCGCGCGGCACCTTTTCCGCCAGCGCGTCGCCGAGCGCGCGGTAGTAGGCGTCGAGCTGCTGCTGGTCGCGGGTGGTCTTGAGCCATTGCAGCTTGGGGTTGCCGTCGGCGTCGAACAGCGTGCTGGTGCCGCGCACCTTGAGCCCGGCCAGCGTGGCGCCGGAGTCCAGCAGCTTCACGTTGACGGGCTGTGCGGCGTGTGATGCCTGCGGCTTGGCGTTGCGCGCCACCCGCCCGGTCGGCGACGGAATGAGCACATCGAGCCGCCGCTCAACGCGCCGGCGGCGGCTGAAGAAGGCCGTGATCTCGGTGAAGCCGAGGTGCGCGGCGATTTCCGCCCAGGAGCGCATGCCGGCTGCCTTGGCCGCCTCGACGTCGCGGACGAACTGCTCGTCGGCGACGCGCTGGGCGGGGTGCGCCGCCATGGTCAGGCGGCGGCCCTGAGCCGCAGGCGGTTCACCAGTTCCACCGTGGCGTCGCACAGGGCGCCGATGTCGCGGAAGTTCGGCAGCGTTTCGTCGACCAGTTCGGGCGGCAGCGGCACCTCGCTGGCATGCGTGTCGCCGTCGGGCGCCTCGCCACGGCAGACGCGCACCACGTAGCCGCCGCGCTGCCGGATGGCGCGCGCCTCGTTGGGAAACCGCACGTCGTGGATGACCCACGACAGCCGGGCCGGGCCGGCCGCGCGCTCCGCGTGGTCTATGCGGCGAAAGACGGACCTGACCCACAGATCCTCGTGCTGCGCGCGGCCCCATTCGGTGCCGAGCGTCTGCATGAGGTGGCGCGGTGTCAGGCCGTCCAGCCACTCTACCGGGTCCTGCTTGGCGCGCTCGAGTTGGAACTCGTGCATGGCCAGCATGTGCGCCACCGCGCGGCGAATGGGCGCGGCGAAGGACTCCACGTGGAACCCGAAACCGTCGTGCAGCACGCCGGCGACTGTTGACTTGCCGGATCGTTTGTAGCCGCAGAGGCCAATGAGCAGAGGGGCGGTCATGATGGCATTGTCCGGGCGCGCGTCCGCCCTTGGCGAGGGCGGATCAGGCAGGGGATTCCAGCGGGTTGCGCAGCGCCTGGTGCAGTTGCCGGGCGGCGCGCTGTTCGGCGTCGCGCAGGGCGCGGTAGGTGAACTCGTACACCCGCGACCAGCGCTTGCGATAGGGCGTCTCGGCAACGCCGATGGCAGCCGCCCGCTGCAGGCTGCTGACCGGCAGGATGCCGATGTGGTCGCAGTGCGGGCAGCCGTCGCCGTTGCAGCGCGGGCAGCGATGGTCGTCGGCCATCTCGCGCAGCACGGCGGCGCCAATCTTGGCGTAGATCTCGGGCTGGTAGGGCCAGCAGCGGTCGCGGGCTTCGTCGCGGGCCCGGATGGCGCGCTCGACGTCTGCGCGCAGGTCCGGCGTGGCGATCCGGCTGCTGTAGTAGCGCAGCTCCGCGATCTCGAGCGCGCCGACGGCGCGGTCGAGGTGGTGGCGCAGCCGGCGCAGTTCGGCGTGCTGCACGAGGCCGACTTCCTGCAGCAGCTGGCCGGGCTTCAGGCTGGTGCCGAGCGGCCACCACAGGAAGCACAGCACCTCGCGCCCCAGCCCCGCCGGCACGAAGCCCAGCGCGCCGGCGATGTCGTCGGGCGTCAGGTCCGGCCCACCGCCGCCGCCGCGCAGGTTGAGGGTGGCCGGGTTCAGGCGGGCCAGCAGCTTGCGGACGTTCATGGCGTCTCCGATGAGGGCGGCAGGCCGCGCAGTGCGCGTTCGACGTTGATCTGGCACGGCAGGCAGCGCCGCGCACCGACCTTGCGGCGTAGGTCGCTGATCGCGCTGCGGCAGTCGATGCAGGTGGCTCGCCCCTGCGCGGGCACCTGGGCGCGGCGCGCCGCGAGGATCTGCTCGCGCTCGCGGTCGGCGAGGTCGGCGGCGTAATCGGCGTCGTCGGTCATGGTCAGTCTCCGAAAGGCTGCAAGCGCGCCGCCAGCTTGTGCTCACCGCACCAGTCGGACTGGTTGACCCGCGGCCACCACGGGATCAATAACACCCCGGGCTTCGGCGCGTAGCGCCTGCAAAGTCCATGGCCCAAGTTATCGCCGGCGGGCGACAGGTACAGCGCTGATGTCGTGGCTGGCGCAGGCTTGCGGTCGAAAAACTGGCAGTTCTCGCAGGTGTTCGGCATGTCATTCCCTATCGATTCATCCAACTACCCCGCCGTGGCATCCACGGCGCGGCGGTGGGTTTGGTGGTGGGTGCGGGCGGCGGCACAGGGCCCGGCGGCGTGCCGGCCGCACCCGCCTGCGTGAGGCGCGCTTCGACCGCGTCCCAGTCGGCCTGGCTGCGGCGGTGCAGGCGGAGCTCGGGGTGGTGGCCGGCGGCGAAGGCGTAGACCCAGGTGTCGAGCGGTTCGTTGCGGGCGCCGGTGCGCTTCTCGAAGCGGTTCTTCGTGGGGTTGTAGGTTTCGCTGACCAGTCCGGCGAAGAACTCGGGCGGCAGGTCTTCGCTCAGGCGCACCATGCGTGCCTCGCGCGGCTTGTCGTGATCCGCGCTGATGCGGCTGTAGAGCAGGTGCTTGACCGCCACCGTGCCAACGTGGTGAATGTGCACGCCGCGCTTGTCGAGCTGGCCGCGCCAATTGACGTCGACCAGCTTGGGCTTGGACAGGACCGGCGCGTTGTTGGGCACCGCGCCGAAGATGCACATGGGGCGGCGGATCAGGCCGCGGCGCACGAACGCCTTGACCGCCTCGGTGCGGTGGCCGCCGGCGTCGATCGCGGTGGCCTCGATGCGCAGCGTGGCGCCGCTGGCGTGGGCGATGGGGCGGTTGATGAGGTCGGTGAGGTTGAGCCAGACCACGTCGTCGGCCGGGTCGCCGGGCAGCTCGACGTAGTCCAGGGTGAAGTGCGCGCCGCGGCGCGTCCAGCCGATGATGTGGATGGCCAGCCGGTTGTCCTGCGTGTCGACGCCGGCGGTGATGGCCAGCACCTCGGCCGGGGCCTCGCGGAGGCGGTAGGGCTCGGCGCGGTCGGCGAGGATGTTGTGCTTGACCGCGCGCATGGCGGGGTCTTCCCACACCTCGGCGAGCCGGTCGTTGACGAAGGTCTTGAGCTTGGCGGGGTCGTTCTGCGCGGCGCGCCACATCTCGACCAGGTCGAGCCAGCGCGGGCCCAGGCCGATCGGGTAGTAGAGCGCGTTGATGTGGTAGCCGCGGGTGCGCGCCTCGGGGGCTTCGGCCACCCAGGTGCCGCGCGGCAGTTGCGACTTCCACCGCGCCTCGCTGTTGGTGGCCCCGCACTCGCGGCAGGCGTACTCGCACACGGCGGCGTCGGGCGACCAGTGCAGGCCGGACCATTCCAGCGCCTGGCCGTGCCCGCAGTCCGGGCACGGCAGGTGAAATCGGCGGCGGTCGCTGGCGGCGTAGAGTGCGGCGATGCGGCTGGTGCCGGCCAGCGTGGGCGTGCTGATGAACAGGCGCTTGGCGGTGCCGGGGAACGCCGAGGTGCGGCCCTTGACCAGCTCGACCGGGTCGTCGCCGCCCTGGTAGTTGCCGCTGAACTCGTCCAGCTCGTCGACGATGAGCGTGCGCACGCTGGACGACTTCAGGCGCGCCGGGCTGCCGGCGTGCTCGAGGTAGAGCTGGCCGCCGGCGAAGTCCTTGAAGTCGGCGCGGTTGGCGCTGTTGCGGCTGGCGGTGCTGGTGAGCGCGGCGGCCAGCGCCGGGGTTTCCTCC